CTAAGTTATATATTGCTCTAAACGTTTTTCTTGTTGTTTATTATACTTGTCAATCGTTATTTTTAATGATGCATCCATTATCAGCGAAATTGCAAACCAATACATTGCAATCAAAATTGGTGTGGAGAAAATTACTAATTTGAATTTTCCATTGTGGATTTTTGTTATCCATTGCGCTATGGGTTTTTCTGCACTTTTAAGAGTGATAGCACTGCATAAGTTAGAAACGAGTGTTAAAGACGATTTTATATTCGAGGCAATAACGTCATATGTTTCTGAAGAGCATGTGTGAGGTGTTATCTTCCATGTTTTTCTGTCAGGTGAAGTGGCTCCATTCTGAGAAATGAGAAAGTATTCGTTTGTAGAAGTTAACTTAAGCAATGCCCATCCAGCAGGTGATTCATGGTAAGCTTTACTTGTTAAAAATGTCAGCCATCCTGCAGCTATAAAAACAACCAATGAGAAAGATAATGTAACTATATAGGTTGCTTTATCATATGGCTTGCATTTGAATAACCTTCCTTTTGAAAATGATAATTTCAATATAAATGGAGGTATACCACATGCTTTAGAATGCTGAGTATACTCTTCTATTGGAGCATTTAGTCGTCTAAGAACTGTCACTGCAAAGGTGACTAATGATGGTAGTAAAGCAATTAACCAAGGTGCGTTTAAAATTACATTTATGCTAAGTTGATTTTCCAAGATAATTACCTTTTTTATTTGAAATATTTTGTAATAAACCCGAGCTAACGTCATTATGGGGAGGGGGAAGAGTATATAGTTAACTTTGTACATATAAACACACAACTCCTGAAATTACCCCCTTTTCACGAACCTAATCGGCAACGGTCTGTAGTGGCCAGTTTTTGCTGACCACTACATAACCAACGTTTACTACGTGGTGGACAACCCTGACCGGCTCTATCTGTATATGGATAACGGATCGCTAGTTACTACGTTATCTTTCTCTGTTTCTTGTGAGTACCGTTACACGCTGAATATCGTCATTACGGACTTAACCGGCGATCAGATTCTGCTGATGGCACCCGTCCAGTTCTGGCTTTGCAATAACCAGCCTGCGCGCTGGAAAATACCGCAGAGCGGGAAAAGCTTTTTACGTTTGAGGTGGATATCCTTGGTAATGACCGCAGCGATTTGAGCCTGAATCTCAAGCTGACCGAACGGGTTATCGCCCGCGAGGTGGATGGCGTGATGCAGGTGGAGGCTGTGCCGGAGCCTGATCAGCCGGACGAATTCTGGGCATCGCATCAACGTGGATAATCTGCAGCAGGTTGATGCCTGGCTGGCCGCGCTGCTGAATCAGTTGGAACCCGCCCAGCGCTCAAGGATGTTGCGTGAGTTGGCGCGGGACGTGCGCGAAATTCAGCAGGCGAACATCACCGCACAGCGCGCGCCGGACGGTACGGCATGGGAGCCAAAGCGTGTGACGGCCAGAACCAAGAAAGGCCGTATACGGCGCAAAATGTTTACGAAGCTGAAAACGGCGAAATACCTCAAGGCGCAGGCAAATGCGAATCAGGCGGAGGTTTACCGGGCAGGTTCAGCGATTGGCTCGCGTGCATCACTACGGGCTGAGGGACAAAGTGAACCGGCTTGGGACTGAGGTGAAGTATGCGATTGCCATCAAAGGCAACCGGAACACAACCCTGTCCGGGGATAGCAAAAGCAGCATTGCAGGAAACGTGGCTGATGAGGTTGCCGGGGATTTGCTGGAGAAGATTGGCGGCATTCGCAGTAGCGTGGCAGCCGCTCAACAGAAGGTAATAGCCCCGGCGGTCTGGGTGGGAAGTCAGGAAATCAACGTCATGCAGTTGATGCTTGATACGCTCGATGTGGTCAGGCAGCTTGCAGAACAAACGGCCAGCTATAGTCACCCCTCTACCGGAACGCCAACGAATGCCGATGCAATCCGGCAGACCGGAACCAGCGCCAGTAGTCTGAAACAGAAGTACGATCCCGTCATAGGTTAACCCTTCATCCAGCCCGCCGCGAGCGGGCTTTTCTATACCTTTCATTCAGGCGCAGCATGAAGCATGCAGGGCATCGCTATCTCTAAACATAACTCAGCCGCATTTGAAGAAGATCGTGCCCGTGAGGCGCAGTACGCTGCGCGACAGCATGACAAAATAAACATGTCGCAGACAAAATCGGCTTTACACCGCACCCGCCTACAGGTTTTGCATCATAAAAATTTTTCAGTTTTATTTTTCTACAAGTTCCCTCACCTGAGCGCGCCATGGCTGGCTTTCTGCCAGAGTTCACCAATTGAAAAGAATGAAAAGAACTTCAGTGATTTTCAGTTTTAAGGATCTGAAATGGATCCCTCCTGATTCGCATGCTACTGTAATTAATGGGTATTATATTATTTGGGCGCCTGCTGGATCTCAAGAGGATCTCCATGAGGTGTAAGTGACTAATCAACAACCTCAGACAGGACAAGGGTTGCAGAGGTTTCAGGACTTTATGCAAAACTGAAATTTATGTAATTTGCAGTTGGCACGATTGTAGATAAGATATGGAGTAAGGTTAATTTTCAAAAGGAAGAATGAAATGGCGAAAAAGGTTATTCAAGGAACGACTGTAATAAACAGTTCTGGTATAAAAAATCACTTCAATAATGTTGATCCAGTACAATCAATCATTGAATTGATATGGAACGGTTTCGATGCCAATGCTAAAACCGTAAATGTCGTAATAACATACGATGATTTTGAAACGGCCAAAGTCATTACAGTGACAGATGACGGGGACGGTATAAACTTTCTTGATTTAGAAAGCAATTTCAATCGATTCAATGATTCCCTTAAGAAAACCAGAGTTGATCAGCATGGTTCCAAAGGAAGAGGACGACTGTCTTTTCATCGACTCTGTCATCAAGCCATATGGTTTACAAAGTTTAATGAAATGGATGCATACATTAAAATAAACGATGATGACATTAAACTTTATGAGGCTCAAGTTGACATTTCCTCTTCTGAACAACATGTTCTATTGGATAAACATAAAAGCGGGACTTGTGTTGAACTAACTCAATTACATTCAAACTTGCCTGATCTTACTGAGTTGAGAAAATTTATTTCAAATGAGTTTTGTCATAAGTTAGCACTAGACGCTGATAAAAAAATTCTAATTAATTCTTCTGAAATTGAAATTCCAGAAAATGAAATTAGGGAAACGAATTTTGAAGTTGATTCAAATAAATTCGTAATCAAAGCAATTCGTTGGGAGAAAAGCCCATCCACAGAAAAATCATTTGTATACCTTACTGGGACTGACGGTAAAGTTGTTCACAAAGAAACCAGCAAGTTTAATAAGAAAAAAGGGTTCTATTTAAGTGTATTTGTAGCCTCAAGTTGGGCAGATAGTTTTAGTTTGAATGGGGATGACATTTTTGCAACTGCCAAAAGTAATGTAGATTCTCAAGCATGGAAACAGTTGCTGAGATTGGTTGTAGATTTTTCAAGGGAAATCTATGAAGAATTTTTGAGGGTTCAGGTTGAAAAAGCGCTACTTCAACTAGAAGTTGATGGTGTGTTTCCTAAATATAACGAGGAGGATAGAGAGTACGCAGATTGGAAGCACCAAAATATTAAGAGTGTTGTTCGAGATATTTATATTGCCGATCCTCAATTGCTTACAAATCTAAATATTAAACAAAAGAAAGTCTTCGTAAGGCTTCTTGATAAGATGTTGGTTTCTAATAAAAACGAGGATCTTTTCGATGTATTGGAAAGCATACTTGATTTAAATGGTACAGACTTGTCAAGATTTTCTCAGCAACTAAAGAAGACAAAACTCGAAAACATAATAAGTTCCATTGAAGAATTGCAAAAAAGAAGATTAGCGGTTGAAAAGCTAAAATTAATAATGAACGAGCATTACCAAAAGGTATTGGAAACGCCGGACTTACAGCTAATTATAGAGAATAATACGTGGTTGTTTGGCGAAAGATATGAAACTATCGGCGCTGAAGAAGATACATTCACAAAAATAGCAAAAACACTTAGAGATAAAATTAGTAACATTGATTATATGGATGAATATGATGTAGAGGATAAAGAGGAAATTCCAGGCGCTAAGCGACAAACTGACCTTTTTTTGGCCCGGCGCATGCCTACATTTGATGCGATGGGAAATAAGATTTTCAGGTGTATAATTATCGAAATAAAGAGACCTAGCGTTTCTCTAGGGGTTAAGCATTTACGGCAACTGGAAGATTACGCTGCAATTATTAAGCGCCACCCAGAGTTTGCGAGTCAAAAACTACATTTTGAGTTAATCCTGATTGGCCGAAAAATTTCCAATAATGACTTTGAGATTCCATCACGTCTGTCTAACTATGCTGGGCATGGTGATGTAGGTTTAGTATCTGATGAGCCTAACATGAAGAGGTATGTTAAGAACTGGTACACCATATTTGATACTTTTGAGTTGTCTAACAGTTTCATGCTCGAAAAACTTAAGATGGAACGGGATGTTATAGAGCGCACCTCAAGACAGGATTTAGTTAACGAACTTCAAAGTGAAAAAGTGACCTATTAGTGAGGTAACGGTCACTCTAGCAAAACCTCTGCCGCCATTTTGCCGCCAAATTTAATTGGATCGTTTATAGGTTGCTGATTTAATTAAATAATTTTCATTAATGATGCGCTTTTGCAATAAATCTCAAAAGAATAGCGGCCAGAGTCAGGGCCTAATTTGCCCGCTATCTTCTTATCAGAACCAGACGCTGATCCGGATGCTATTAGCTCCAGCCTGTTTTCTCATGCGACACTAACTACCAGAAACAAAAAAGCCACCCTCTAAAAGGTGGCTTAATCCCCTGATTTAACAGGGAAAATTTGGTGGCCCCAACTGGACTTGAACCAGTGACCAAGCGATTATGAGTACCAATTTCACCCCTTACAAAACAATGACTTACTAGTAAAAACAATAAGTTGCAATGCCAATTGATGTCATTAAGTGCCATGTTTGACCATTTCCATCGCCATTCCATCGCCAATTTTCGCTAGGGGGTTGAGCCGTAAAGCCTCTTCTAAATGGTCGGGCGCGAAGTGAGCATAACGCATGGTCATTTTGATATCAGTATGTCCAAGCACTCTTTGTAACACCAAAATATTGCCCCCATTCATCATAAAGTGGGACGCGAAGGTGTGTCGTAGAACGTGAGTCAGCTGCCCGGGAGGTAATGCTATGCCTGTGCGTTCAATCGCCGAACGGAACGCCCCATAACAATCACTGAAAAGACGCCCTTTAGAATCAGCTAATAAATCGAAGAGTTCTTTGCTGATAGGAACCGTTCTATTTTTTCTGCCCTTAGTTTTTATATATGTGATTTTGTATTTTGACAGCTGGCTACGTTTTAATTCTTCAGCCTCAGACCATCTCGCCCCGGTAGCCAGGCAGATTTTAACTACTGTTTCTAAGTGAGGGTGATCATGTTTTCGGCATTCCTCCAAGAGAAGAGGAATTTCCTCGCCGGTGAGGTATGCCATTTCGCTTTCTTCAGTACGGTATGGGCGCACAGATTTTATTGGGTTATCGTTTTTCCATTCACCCAGGCGAATAAGCTCGTTAAAAACAGCGCGGAAGTATGCTAGTTCCAAATTTAGCGTGCGCGGTGCAACCTTTTTGACGCGATTGCTGCGGGCAAAGTCTCCTTTGAGCCGCCGCTCGCGATAGCGGGAAAACATTTGTGAGTCAAAATCTCGGGCTAGGGGGGCACCCATGCATTCAAAGGCATGATGCATTGCTTGCTGCCGTCTCAGTCCGTCGCGAAGCGTGACACCGTGCGCGTCGTACCATGCATCAATTATGACCTTGAGGGTGCGCCGATCTTCTTTTTCATCTTGCCAAGGGTGCTTAACCGTATGCTGTTCGAATGCCAGAGCTTCCCCCTTTGAGGCAAACCTTTTGCGGATTCGTATTCCTTGTGCTCCGTTAGGGTAAAGCTCACAAATCCAGCCCCCGGTGGAGTTCTTACGCACTGCCATTAGTGAACCTCGCGGTAAATTCCCATCACACGGCCTAATAGTTTGATGTCGTCAATTGAGCACTCGAAAGGAACCTTCCCACCGCTCACATGCAGTCTTTTGGCGGGGAGCGCCGTGATCTCTCTAATGCTGATCATCCCATCGATATCAACGAGGCGTAACCCTTCTGAAATAGAAGAAGTCTTTTCAATAATGTACATATTCCCATCAGCAAATAAGCAGAAAGCATTTGAGCTATCACTATTCAACATTGAGCGGTCGGCGCAAAAGGTTCCATTTTCCTGAAGCAATCCTTCACTTATTGTGAACTTCACAAGGATCTCTGACTGGCAATCTTCCACAGCATCAGGTCTTTCACTTAACTTGTTTTCTCCTGTACCGGTCAAAATCCAGTGAAGGTCTGCACCTGTCTCAAGCGAGCAAAGTGACGCGAAATCATAGGAGATAGTGCCTCGCGTGTAGCGATTTGATAAGGAGCTGGCAGCGATATCAAAGTGATTTGCCAACTGTACCTTTTGGTTAAAGCCGTAAGCGCTACAAATGCGATCAAGGATTTTAGTCGGATCCAAACTTGATGGATTTATTTTCATTTGCAAACTCTTTGTTGATATCTACCCAAATGCATAGTAGAGTTTTCATTGGTGAAGTCACTGATGACATCAATTGGCACTAGTAGGCATTCAGTGGCGTTTATTGGCTAATAGGGAATCATGCAATATGGCTAACGAAATTACAATCGTCAAAATCCCCCGTGAGAAGCTCTATGCGTCTGAATTCGCAGCAGCAGAGGGCGTTTCTCTTCGCACAGTGCGTCGCTGGACTACCGGTGATTGTCCATGCTTACCCATTGAAAAGCGCGCCATTCCAAAAGGCAGCAAAAAAGCCAGTGGCCGGGTCCGTATCCTTTACCTGCAATGGAAAGAAAAGCAGGTGAGAGAGGCTCTAGGACATTCACGTTTTCAAATCGTCGTTGGTGCGTAATTCACGGTATGTGAATTTTGAGGGCTAATCATGTTTGATTATCAGGTATCCAAACAACCGCACTTTAACAATGCCTGCCGCACTTTCGGCCAGCGTCACAACATTGCGCAGTTGGCACGCCGTGTAGGTATGAATGAGCAGACGCTGCGCAATAAGTTGAATCCGGATCAGGTACACCAACTTACGGCGCCTGAAATTGCATTGCTAACCGATGTTACCGAAGACGCCACGCTGATCGATGGCTTGCTGGCGCAGATGAAGTGCATGCCAGCAGTACCAATTAATGAAGTAAAAGCCGAGCGCATGACGCACTACGTTATGCAGGCAACTGCCGAGTTGGGAAAAGTTGCAGCCGCCGCAGTATCTGGCGAAAGAATGACAGCCTCACGCACAAGCGCTTTCATGGAAAACATAAACGCGGGAATTAAATGCCTGTCGCTTATCGGCTTAACCGTTCATGCGCGCGTCCAGTCAAACCCGACTCTTGCCAGCACCGTTGATGCAATCAGCGGGATAGGCGCGTCAATTGGCCTGAGCTGAGGTGAACAATATGATTTCCTTTGCATCACTGCTAAAGCGTCAAAATCCGTCACCCTCATATGGTCACGGTTGGATAATGGGTGAGGACGGCAAGCGCTGGCATCCATGTAACGATCAGAAAGCTCTGCTGCGTGGGCTGACAAGTAAACCCGAGCCAATGCTCAATCACAGTTTAAAATTTAGGGGTTAATATGGGACGTTCCGCATTAGCTTTAAAAACCGAGCAAACGGAAAAGCCATTCACTCAAATACACTTAGTGCATGCCCGCGTTGATACTGTTGAGAAAATGACTTTCAGCGAGTTCCAGCAGTCATGGCGGAAAATGCGTAAAAATAATGACAATCCGGCACTGAGATATTTCAACCGCCAGAATGAAGAATTTAAATTCTGCGTAATGACCCTGGCTAATCGTGAGCGCCCGGCGACATTCCGACAAGATGAAATTGGAAGGCCGTTTGAAAGCTTTTCGGAAAATCAGCGTGAAATGATAATTAAGGCAATGAATAAAATGTGCCGGTGGGGGCGTATTCTTCCCCGACAGTTTTCAACCGCAGACAGTTTTTTATCTGAATAAATAACCAATCTTAAATTTTTGGCGTCAACTCGCCGGGCATTCTTTTGCCGTAAATAAGGAAAATATATGAAAATCACGACCCCAAAAGAAATTGAAGGATTTTATGAAAATTCTTTAGATGTAATGTTACGTGATGTGCGGCTTGACGAACAACGCAACCGGGCCGAATTAATGGCTTCCAGATTGAATGTTCTGGCATGGAAAATTAGTAGCGGAGAGTTAAATCACTCTGAAGCTGCAGAGCTGTTACGTAATGAATCGGAAAAAATTCAGCGTCAGGCACAGGAGCTGCACTAATGGCTGACTCAATGGATTTAGCTCAGCAGCGCGAGGCTGAGAATCTGGCCCGCAGTCTGGCGAATGTGATCAATCGTCCTCTACATATTAGTGCTTTCTTCTGTGAAGAATGTGAAGCACCGATCCCTGAAGAACGACGTAAGGCTCTTACTGGCGTGACTCTTTGTGTGGCCTGTAAGGAAGTTGAGGAAATGCACTCCACTCATTTTAAAAGGGCGTCGTTATGAATACCGTACTTAAGTGGGCAGGAAGTAAATCCCGCATCATGGCTGAAATCAATAAGCATCTGCCAGCGGGTGATCGCCTGGTGGAACCTTTCGCGGGTTCGTGCGCAGTGATGATGAATACTGAATATCCGGCTTATCTGGTGGCGGACGTAAACCCGGATTTAATTAACCTTTATCGCCAGATTAAGGATTTTCCACAGCAGTTCATTATCGTGGCCAGCCGTGCTTTTTCTGAAAATCAGTCAGAGGAAAGTTACTACAAAATTCGTGAGATGTTTAATCATCATCTCGGTCTTCCGCTGTTAGAGCGTGCCGCCCAATTTCTTTATCTGAATAGGCATGGTCATCGTGGATTGTGTCGCTATAACCAGAAGGGTAATTTCAATATCCCTTATGGTTATTACACCGATCCTTATTTCCCCCTGGAAGAAATTAAAGCCTTTGCAGAAAAAGCAAAACGGGCAACGTTCATATGTGCTGATTTTACTGAAACGCTGAACATGTTGAAAAATGGTGACGTCATTTATTGCGATCCTCCATACGATGAAACTTTTGCTGAATATCACTCCGGCGGCTTTGGTAAGGATAAGCAGTATGAGCTGGCATCAGTTCTGTGTGATGTCGCCAACCGTCACCCGGTCATAGCATCGAACAGTAACACCAGGCTCGTTAAAAGCTTGTACCGTCAGTTTGACCTTCATGAGATTACTGCCCCGCGTAGCATTGGCGTTGCGGCTGGAAAAGGCAAAAAAGCTGAAGAACTAATCTGTGTTAGCCGTGAATGTGGCACCGCTATTAAGCATGCAAACCCTGCCGTGTATCCTGGCATAATCAATGGTGCATGTGCATGACGCAGGAATTTGCCTACTCGTGGAACGCTCCACGGGAGGCCATCGCCAGCCCCTATCTCACATATGACCAAATCCACCGCCGCGATCAGCTGATTGCGGCTGTTTCGCATGCGCGAGAATTACTGGAAGGTCAGCCCGCGCTTGTCCGTATCGACGTTAATCGCCGCCTTGCCGAACTGGAAAGAGAAAGTGGAGTTCAGCGAGCCAATGCCTACTTAACGAAAACTTTCGTTGAGCGGACATTGCCACGCCTTGAGCTGGTAAATGCACAGTATCGCCTCGGAGAAATGAACCAGGGCACGTTTACTCTTCTTACAGAGAATGCAGGGGATAACGGCCGGGCCGCATCTGCGGCCGGTACGCTGTGGGAGTTGATGAGAAGATTCAATCGACTGCCGGAAATGGCCCGCGCCGATGTTGATCTGCTGGCGGGTGATGTAGCCAGTTTTATTTTGTCAGAAATGGTCCAGGTACATGGTCAGGGTGTTGACGAATCAGACTATAAATACACTCACCGCATCTACATGATGGCGGCAGGCATCACGCGTGAATTGAAGCAACCCCCGCCCCTTTGGGAGAAAGTAACCTCTCGCCTGTTTGATCCTGAAGAAGTGACACCGGCCATTATGCGTATGCAGACGGAAAAATGGTGGAAAGGTCGCCTGCGCCGTATAGCTGCATCATGGCGCGAACATCTTCAGATCGCCCTTGCTAACGTCAGCAAAAAACACACCCCTTACGCCAGCAGCATGACGGTTATCGAATGGCGTGAGCAGAAGCGCCGCACCCGCGAATTTCTAAAGGGACTGGATTTGGAAAACGAGGAAACCGGGGAGCGTATAAGCCTGATCGAAAAATTCGACGGTAGTGTGGCAAATCCGTCTATTCGCCGTGGTGAGCTGATGAACCGCATCAGCGGCTTTGAGAAAATTTGTAATGAGATGGGCTATGTAGGCGAGTTTTATACTGTGACCGCCCCTTCCCGCTATCACGCAACAATCAAAACCGGTCACCGTAACCGCAAATGGAACGGAGCCAGCCCCGCCGACACGCAACGGTATCTCTGCAATGTCTGGCAGAAAGTGCGCGCGAAACTTCATCGTGAAGACATTCGTTTTTTTGGCATTCGTGTTGCTGAGCCTCACCATGACGCAACGCCGCACTGGCACATGCTGATGTTCATGCTTCCTGAGAATGTTGAAAGGGTCGGTCAGATTCTGCGTGATTACGCTTATCAGGAAGACAGCAGCGAGCTAACCACTGACAAGGCCCGAAAGGCAAGATTCCATGCTGAGGCTATCGATCCAGATAAAGGCAGCGCTACCGGTTATATAGCTAAATATATTTCTAAGAATATCGACGGTTACGCCCTTGATGGCGAACTGGATGATGAAAGCGGAAAAGAGCTTAAAGAGACTGCGCCTGCCGTTTCGGCCTGGGCTGCACGTTGGCACATCCGCCAGTTTCAGTTTATTGGCGGTGCGCCGGTGACGGTATTTCGCGAGCTTCGCAAAATGGCAGACAGCGAAACTGCACACGGGTTGAGTGTTGAGTTTGGCACGGTCCATGATGCGGCTGACGGCGGAAAATGGGCCGAGTATGTAAATGCTCAGGGTGGCCCGTTTGTTAAGCGTGAAGATTTGGTGGCGCGTAACTGGTATCAAACAAGCCAGGACACAAACGAGTACGGAGAAGAAATCACGCGCATTCAAGGGGTTTATGCACCTTCAGTCGGCGACGACACACCTATTTTAACCCGCCTTACCAAATGGAAGATTGTTTCAAAACTCGCCGTTGATTTGGGGGTTGACCTTAAGGGTGCGAATGCGCCCTCTCGGAGTTCTGTCAATAACTGTACGGGGAGACCAGGAGCTGAGGATCTGACGCAGCCAGACATATTGCCTGAATTGGACTTTGGTGGCATGAGCCGGAAGGAACGGAGGCGATTGCTTATCGAAATGAGGGCAGGGGAAGAGAAAATTAGTTCTAAGTCTCTTCAGCGAGATGAGAAAACAGAGAAAGCGTGCGCCCGCGTCATTGAGGGGGTTAGGGATTTAACCGGAGAAACCATTAGCCGCGGCTTAGCATTGAGGCTTGTGAGGGGGGTTAATACCAAAGTTGCAGGTGTGTGGTGCAGAAGCGGAGCCAGCGGAGAGTTGTTCTCAGCAAAATCACCAGTTCTGAAAAATGATTTGTTAGCGAGATTTACACTTGCGGCAAAATGTCGTGCTTAAAAAAACGTCATTTTGTGCCAGGGTTAGAGTTAGTGTTCAGTATCATTGTATCAGGCACTGGCTAAGGCTTTATCTTAGGTTGCATGGTCTAACTTATTGTTTAAAATGGATATAGGTATTTTGTTGCATTGGATGAAAATTACTTTCTATTACTGGAATTGCTATGATACTGTATGTTTGTACAGTTACTGGCGAGGGGGGATAAGTGGATAGTGGATTGTATGAAAAAGTTGTTCTTGAGCGAGTGGAGCTGATCGCTAGGTTAACATCTGAAGGGTTATGTAGAGAGAAGGATAGGGAAATCGCACTTAATTTGATTGCTGAAATTGCCAGAGATACTGTACTAAAAAATGATGATTTTTTAATGATTTTTCCAACCTCATCACATTTGAGGCGGCGCTGTGAGTAGGTCTTTGTAAGTTTTTTTTCGTTAATGTGGGAATCATCAAAACGGTTTTTTGTCGTTTAACTATGCTCAAGTGGAATCGCTGACTTCGCTGAGCGAATCGGATAGGTAAGAAATCTGCCTCTTGCCCATCATTGTGATTTCAGACTAGATTACAGTAAACAAAAGCAACAAATTGCCGATAGCATTGTCGTAATAGTAACAGTTGTAGGCGTGGTTGCAGGTGCGTATACTTCTGCGCCATCTTGATGAAGGGGGGAATCATGAGTTTATCATTAGCTTTCAAACAGAGCCTGATGGCCCGAAGCCCACAGGAACGGTTATCGAAAGTCCTTAAGAAGAACAAAAATCGATTCAATATCAATAAAGACGGATTCATCTACATGGACTTAGCCAACTCAGAGGTCCAGGCTGAGATCGAGAAGCAGCTTGCAAAGCTCGGTAGCTTCCATGTTATGGACAGGAAAAATTCTGATAGATGAATACAATTCTTTTAGTGGTAATCCTGATAAGTGGATACATTTACGTAAACCGTTCATTATCAGACCGCTATCAATTTAAGCGTTCCACTGGTTGGGACGCTTATTTTTTTGTAGCTGCATGGGGTACCCTGTTTGTAACCATTTCATGGGCGATTTGCTCAGTCCTAAGCATCGTTGGCTTTTTGAGATGGTCTGTAAACGGAGCAACAGATCTTTTCGGATTAGATGCCAACATTGTTAACCGTGTTTTTCCTCTAAGTGGTGAGGACTCAAGCCGATTACGAGATTTAAAATTCGCTCTTTGCGGTTTGCTCTCTTTATCAATGGCATACGGTGTTGGTAGTTTGAAAAAACTGTGGTTTAAGAATGAAAATAGAAGGATTGATGCCTTAGTCAAGGCAGTCGGTGATAATGCTCTTGAGAACTTGTTGATGGAGGCATCGGCAACACAAATACCTATCATCACCACCCTTAAATCACGTAAGTTTTATGCTGGATTTGTGTACTGTCCAGCGTTTGAGCATGGCACCTTTGACTATCTTGAGATGCTCCCACTTTTGAGTGGATATCGTGATAAAGATGATCTCACTATAAACATCACCACTAACTATCATGAGCATTATGAAAGCTCTGGCATTACGAAAGGAAAATCTGAACTTTCTTTGTCTGATTTTCGGGTGGTTTTACCAAAGGCCGAGATTGAAGGGATTTCCTTCTTTGATTTAGATACATACTCTGCTTTCAAAGAAGCAGAGGACGAGAAGAAGAAAGCTAAAGGCATCTTTAGTCGATTGCGGAATCAAAAAAAATAGACTTTGTGTGTTGCATGCAGTTATTGCATGGATCTGCATGACAAAACACCCAGCATAAAACCTTAAGAGCGCCAGTGCTGGCGCTCTTTTCATTGGTGCATGCAACTGCATTAAAAACGCCCTACAAAGCGGGCAGGCGTGGCGGGGATAGCATTGCGCGCGGACGGGGTAAACATGTGTTCCGCAGGCTGCGTCAGCGCCCCGGAGGCGTGCGCAATGGTTTGGGGTGACAGAGAGGTGATTGAGCAGGAGGGGCGCGCAAAATGCGTCTGAGGGCGTCTGAGGGCGTCAGGTGGCGTCTGGCATTGGCCGGAATCGATGTGGTACAGTTTTAACCAATACGGTTACCCATGTAAGGGAATGATATGGATACAACTGAGCAGCTAAACGGGACTTACTTTTATGGCGGCCTTACCAACCTTTCCGCCGGTGAGCTTTTTTTCTGGATAATGATTGATGAAACTGCCGAACACTTCAGCGGTGCAAAAGATGTTCTCGCGCTGGCTGCGATTTACTCGGGACAAAATACGATTGACGTATCCGGGAAGCTAAACGGGGCGTGGAAAGGTACCTCATATGCTTCAGTCTATTCTCGCAAGCTTTTACGCGATTACCGCCTTCCGTTCAAATTGCCTACGTGGATACAAAATCCTAAAAAGCCACTTCAAATCAAAATGTTAATGACTCACAAGCTGGGGACGTTTGTCGGTCGTACAATCCCGGTTTTAGGCTGGGTAATTATGGCCGCTGATGTGGCGGAGATAGGCTGGAAAGCCACGGTAAAATACAACCGTATTGCCAATAAGGACGACAGGATATGGTAAGCGATGATACAGAAAAGGCCGTATTTGCATTGGTTGAAGATTATAACGGCAGAAGTATTTTCACGTTCAGGCGTTATAAGCTGGGGCTGGACACCGATCTGAACAACGACTTTCGAATGGATCCTCTCGACGCGTATGAGTTGCTTGAGAGGTATGCTGACAAGTTTGGCATTGACCCCGGCACTATTACATTTGCCGAATATTTCCCTGAAGATTTTACCGCGCCCCATGATCCCCTGACTATTCGTCTGTTGGTTGAGTCTGCACAGGCCGGTCGCTGGCTGGGTAAATAACTAGCGCATGCAAAGGCAGGCGCTATATTTTCAGTTTGCTGCGGCCGCTTCCAGTGAATAGGGCCGGAATGCGATCACCTCTTCCCCCATCCAGTCGTTGATTTCTTTCATGCGCTCCTGCAAAGGCGTCAGCTCGTTTCTGACAAACACCTGTGACGCCTTCACCGCATCCCCAAACCCGCCGGAGTTGTCGGGGATAATCCCCATCATCTGCGGCGGCACGCGGTGCGCACTTAGCAGGTCGTCGCGGCTGGCCTTCTTGATGTTAAAGAAATCATCTTTTGTCGCCACCTCGCTGAGCGGCAGGATTTTAATGCCGTCCGGCTTGCCGTTTGGTGCGTACATGAACAGGTTACGGAAGTTGCCCAGGCCTTTTGTATCGCGCATCGCCTGACGCATCCGGTCAACGTCGCTACTGCTCTGCGCCGCGTCGGTCATATACAGGATGTAACCGGCGTGCGCCCCATTCTGGTAATACTTGCGACGGAACAGCGTGGCCGCTTCATTCAGCCAGGCTGAGTTCAGCGCGCTGAGGTATTCCGGCAGGCCGTAAAGCTCCTGATTTATGTCCGGCTCAATCAGATGAAACACGCTGCCGGCTGAAAACAGGTGTGGCTCTTTCCAGTCGTTAACAAACCAGTATTCGCCGTCTTTAACGCCCTTGCGAGTGAACTTGGCCGGGGTGGTTTCCAGTCTGAACGGTGCGCCCAGGCTGTTACGCCGCAGCTCGGCAAACGCATTTCCGAATACCAGATAATCCAGCGCAAATTTGCTGAATTCCTGCTGGCTCATCATCGGGTGCGGGGTAAAGGTTGAGGCCAGAATGTTGCGCTTAACGTAGATAGGCGAGCTGTGATGCACCGCCGCGCGCAGGCTTTTTGCCAGCCCGTGGAAGCTGACCGGCGGCTCGTACCAGCGCCCGTTACCGAGACACTCGGCATAATCCAGAATGTCGCGTTTATCCATCACCGGCGACGGCTCGCCGAAGGTGAACGCCTCAACCTGCTGAGGCGCTGTCGGTGCGGCCGGGGTCTGTGCCTTGAATGCCTTACGGCTGCGTTTATTCATCAGTAGAATTCCAGAATTGAAGGGTTGGCGGTGCCGCTGGCAGCGGTAAGCGGTTCATTTAACAGCGCATGCATAATGGCCCAGGCGACGTCGGCGTGGCTGGCGTCCTCGCTGCGGCTCGCCTCGTAGGTCGAACGGTTGCCGCTGGCGGTCATGGTTTTACGGATGGCCATGAAAGACTGCGTGATATCGGTGCTTCCGGCGTCGTACTCCAGACGCCCGCTGCCGATGGTATCTTTTGCCTTCAGTACCATCCCGGTTTTAACTTCCGGCGAATAACGGATCTCCCTTGCCGCCGGGTAAAACTGGCGGACCAGCTGAAAAACGCCCTGACCGATGCCGGTTGCGTCAACGCCGATATATTCCACGCAATATTTTTTCGTTAAGTCCTCGATAGATTTCGCCTGTGCGGCAAAGTCCATGCCGCGCCACTGGTGGTGCTCCAGCACGCGGAATTTGCCGCCCGCAACGAGCGGCGGCGCAATCACGGCACAGCCCGCGCTGTCGCCGGTGTGCGACGGGTCATACCCAATCCACACCGGACGGTAATCAAACGGGCGCAGCGCGTAGGGGTTAAAGTCGGCCCATTCTTCCAGGCTGTCGATCATGCAGGTCTGCAACTCGGCAAACGGGAACACGCTCGCCTCGTCGTCCACAAACTCACACATCAGCAGGTTCTGGTATTCCGGCGGGCTGTACTCCAGCGAAAGCTGATCCAGGTCAAACAGGTTACAGCCGCCTGACAGCGCATCCTCAACGGTGACAATCTGCCGCCACTGCCCGTCTCCGCATAACGTGCCTTTCGCCAGATGCGAGTGTGATAAATCCAGCTCTATACGGTCGCCCTTGCTGCGACGCCCCTTGTTAAACAGCTCGCCTGACCAGAAAGGATAGGCGCTGTGGGACAGGCTCGACGGCGTGGAAAAATAGGTGGCGCGCCATTTTTTGTGCAGTGACATACCGCTGGCGACCTTGCGCAGCTCCTGGAATTTCGGGATCCAGAAATACTCATCGAGATACAGGTTGCCGGTATAGCTCTGCGCGGTGCGTACGTTCGTCCCGAGGAAAATCAGCCGCGCGCCGTTAGGCAACACGATTGGGTCGCCTTTCAGGTCAACATCAACCTGCCGGGCAAAGTCGATAATGTAGTTTTTGAAAACGTGCGCCTGCGCCTTGCTGGCGGATAAAAATATCTGGTTGCGCCCGGTGGTCAGCGCATCAATCAGCGCCTCGCGGGCAAAGTAAAACGTCGCGCCAATCTGGCGGGACTTAAGGATATTGCGTATGCGGTGGGTCAGCCCGGCTTTGTGCCAGTTGAGCTGATAGTCAAAGCAGCTTTCCATAAACAGGCCGGTCAGCTTGTCGGTCTGATCCTCGCTGAAAACGTTTTTAATCACCGGCTGGCGCTCGCCCCTGTTGCGGTTGCGCACGTTGGGATTCAGATCCGCCTCGTTACCCGAACTGCGGTAACGCTCGACGCGGGCCAGCCGCTCAATCTGACGGCCGAGCGCGTCTATCTCCTTGTAATCCCCGTTGCCCTTTACCTCTTTCATGATGAGCTGAATTAACCGCGCTTCCATGCTGGCCTCAACGCGACTGATGGGCGCTATGTCCTCCCACGCGTCGCGCAGCTTCCAGCTCTGCACGGTAGGTGTTTTCTGGCCGAGCGTCTCCGCAATCTGGCGCACGGAATAACCCTGCCAGTAAAGCAGTGCGGCCTGACGGCGCGGATCGCTGATGGTGGTGGTTGGTGTCATGTTCATGGCGACAAGGCTACCGGGGTGCAAAAAGCCGCGCCTGCTGTCCCTGTTTGCTGATGGCTGAACGGGCTGGCTTTCGTTGAGCGGAATCGCCGTGGCGGGGAAACTGGCCCCGACCTGAACCAATCCACTGACCGGAGCCTGTTAATGGCAACTCTTAAAGCAAAGCGTTTTCGTATCGCAGTTGAAGGCGCAACCACCGACGGCCGCGTGATTTCCCGTGACTGGATTTCGCAGATGGCGGCGAACTATGACCCGGCCATGTACGGTGCCCGCATCAACATGGAACACATCAAGGGTTATACCCCTGACAGTCCTTTCCGCCGTTATGGCGACGTAACCGCCCTGAGCGCGGAAGAAATCACAGAAGGCCTGCTGAAAGGCAAGCTGGGGTTATATGGCGATATCAGCCCGACGCCGGAGCTGGCTGAACTGACCAAAGCGCGCCAGAAAATCTACACCTCCATTGAGGTGAATCCGAAGTTTGCCGACACCGGCGAGGCGTACCTGATAGGCCTGGCCGTTACCGACGATCCGGCGAGCCTCGGCACTGAAATTCTGAGCTTCAGCGCGTCGGCTTCCGCGAATCCGCTGGCCTCCCGCAAGCAGCACAAAGACAACCTGTTTACCGCCGCCGAAGAAACGCTGATCGAATTCACCGAAGAAGCCGATCCCGCCCCGTCACTGATGGCCCGCGTAACGGCGATGTTTTCCGCGAAAACCAAATCCGCCGACCTGCAATTTGCCGACATCAGCGCGGCCGTTACCGCCGTAGCAGAACAGGTGCAGCAGAACGGCGACGAGCAGACGCAAAAGCTGTCGGCGCTTGAGCTGGCCCTGAGCGGGCGGATTGACGCGCTGGAATTGCAGGCCGGTGAAGACCGCAGCGCCTTTACCGCACTGCAATCGCAGCTCGGCAAAACGGACGGCAGCTTTACCCGTCGCCCGGCCTCAACCGGCGCAGATAACAAAAACGGCGTGCAGACCGACTGCTGAGCAGGCCGCAACACTCTTTAACTGAATACAGGAGCGCAAATGCGCCAGAACACACGCTTTAAATTTAACGCTTTTATGTCCCGCCTGGCCGAGCTGAACAACGTCGAAACCGGCGACATGAACAAGAAATTCACCGTTGAACCGGCGGTGACGCAAACGCTGATGAACCGCGTGCAGGAGTCTTCAGATTTCCTGACCCGCATCAATATCGTGCCGGTGTCCGAGATGAAGGGCGAAAAGGTCGGTATCGGCGTATCCGGTTCGATTGCCAGCACCACCGACACGGCGGGCGGCGACGAGCGCGAAACAGCAGATTTCTCGGCGCTGGACAGCACCGGCTATGAGTGTGTGCAGGTCAACTATGACTTCCATATCCGTTACAACACGCTCGATCTGTGGGCGCGCTATGAAGATTTTCAGGCCCGCCTGCGTGACGCCATTATCAAGCGCCAGTCGCTTGACCGCATCATGATCGGCTTCAACGGCGTCGAGCGTGCGAAGACCTCCAACCGCGCTAAAAACCCGATGCTTCAGGACGTGGCCGTGGGCTGGCTGCAAAAGTACCGTAACGACGCGCCGAAACGCGTGATGAACAAGACCACCGCTGAAGACGGCACCGTGACCGACGGCGTGCTGGTTGGCAAAGGCCGCACCTACGTGAACCTTGACGCCGTGGTGATGGATGCGACCAACAACCTGATTGAGCCGTGGTATCAGGAAGACCCGGAGCTGGTTGTTATCTGCGGGCGTCAGCTGCTGGCTGACAAGTATTTCCCACTGGTTAATCAGGTGCAGGCCAACACCGAAGCGCTGGCGGGCGATCTGATTGTCAGCCAGAAACGCATCGGCAACCTGCCTGCCGTGCGCGTGCCTTACTTCCCGGCTGATGCGCTGCTGATCACCCGACTCGACAACCTGTCCATTTATTTCCAGGAGGGCACGCACCGCCGCCTGATTGACGAGGTGGCGAAGCGTGACCGCATCGAAAACTACGAATCCATTAACGAGGATTACGTGGTGGAAGATTACGCCGCCGGTTGCCTGATTGAAAAAATCACGATGTCCGATTTGGCGGACGAGGTTAAGGCCGATGCTTCCACGGCTGAAACCCCTGCGGAAACCCCGGAGGCATAACGCATGTTAAGCCCTGCCCGACGTCACCTTATGCGCCAGCAGGCTGTCGAAGCCTCGCAGCAGGCCAGCAACCCGCTGCGCCATGCCAGCGGCTACGAGCTGATGCTGCTTAAGCTCAATGAAGACAAGCGCCGCCTGAAAAAAGTGCGCTCGAAGGAGCGCAAGGCGGAACTCAAGCGCGACATGCTGCCGGAGTATCTGCCGTGGGTGGCGGGCGTACTGAGCCAGGGCAAAGGCGCACAGGACGCCGTGCTGATGACCGTCATGATCTGGCGGCTGGATGCAGGCGACGTGCCCGGCGCGCTGGAGATTGCCCGGTACGCGATTGCGCACGGACTGGTGCCGCCCACCGGGTTTAAGCGTGATGCAACGGCATACCTGCTGGCTGAAGAGGTTGCCGACGCCACGACACGCGCCTGGACGCTGAAAGCGCCGGTCGATACCGGCCCGCTGCTGGCAACGATTGAGCTGACGAAATCCGCAGATATGCCCGATCAGGTGCGCGCCAAGCTGCACAAAATCACCGGGTATGTCCTGCGCGATAGGGGCAGGGCTTTGGATGCAATGGAACACCTGACACGGGCGCTACAGCTGCATGAGGGCTGCGGCGTCAAAAAGGACATAGAGCGGCTGGCTACCGAGCTGAAAAAGCAGGCTATTGCCCGCCGCTGACCGAAAGCGCCCCGCGCCGGGCGGCAGAACGGCAACGCACTTTCAGTGTCTGCGCCGTTCTCCACCGCCCACCTATTTTAAGGCCAATTATGAACATGCTTGTTATACCCGCCCCGCGACCGGCAGATGCCGCCGAGCCGCCGGTAAAGAACACCTTTTTCTGGCCTGATATCGACCTTCAGCAGCTGCGCGACACGCTGCGCTATGAAGGCACCGTCACCGCGCAGCGCCTGCGACTTGCGGTAAAAACGGCGATTTCAGAAGTGAACGCCGAGCTGTATGACTGGCGCGCCGCGCAGATGGCGGCGGGCTTCAAAACCCTGTCTGACGTACCGGCAGAACGCTTTGACGATGAGAGCGAAAAGGTGGCGCAGTATTTTGCCGCCGTCTCTGCCCTGACCGCCGCGACCATTGTCGAACGCTATCGCGGCTATGACGCCAGCGGCACGAAAAAGGCAGGTGAGATTGAAGCCAGCGCGGACGAATACTGGCGCGACGCGCGTTTCAGTATCAGCCGTATCGGCGGGCGTTCCGGCTGCATCGTGAGCCTGCTGTGATTATTTACGCGCAGCAGGGTGACACCGTGGATCAGATTTGCTGGCGCTACTACGGGCGCACGCAGCAGGCGGTTGAACTGGTTTATGCAACCAATCCGGGGCTGGCTGAAAGCGGTCCGGTACTGATGCACGGCTGCGGGGTGACGTTGCCGGACCTGCCTGAATCGTCAGCGGATGAAACCGTTAACCTGTGGGACTGAAAAAAATGGAGAAAGTCAGCTCGCTGATTAACTACCTGATCGGGCTTGTGCTGATGTGGTTCGCCCGCCACACGCCGCAGGAAATCGCCTTTATGGTGGGATCCGGCGTCGCCATCGTGACGTTAGTGATTAACGTGGCGACGTTTTTTATTAACTGGCACTACCGCCGGAAAACGTATGAGCTGCACCGGCAGACCGTGCAGGGGGTGAATATTGAAGACCGCTAACCGCTGCGCCGTTATGGCCGTGCTGGCAATAGCCGTGCTGCTGCCCGACTTCAATACCCTGAAAATTTCCGACGGTGGGCTGCAACTGATTGCCGATGCTGAAGGTTGCCGCACCTCACCTTACCAGTGCAGCGCCGGAGTCTGGACCAACGGCATAGGACACACCGCAGGCGTGACGCCGCAGAGCCATGTAAGCGAGCGTCAGGCGGCGGTCAATCTGGTGTATGACGTGATGCGCGTTGAGCGTCAGCTTGCGGCCTGCGTGCCGGATGACATGCCCGCGCCGGTGTATGACGCGCTGGTCAGCTTTTCGTTTAACGTCGGCACCGGCGCTGCCTGCCGTTCGACGCTGGTCAGCTACCTGAAGCGCAGGCAGTGGTGGCAGGCATGCGATCAGCTCGACCGCTGGGTTTACGTCAGGGGCGTGAAGAATGCCGGGATCGAAAAGCGCCGCGCCCGTGAGAAAGCCTGGTGCTTAAAGGGGGCGTCATGATGCGCCTGCTTGTGGCTGCGCTGGCCGTGGCGCTGGCGCTGCTTGGCTTCTCCAACGCGCAGCTTGCTGTAAAGAAAAACGAGCTGACCGCCGCTGAGCGCATCATCGGCACGCTGTCCGCCGGAATTGAAAGCCGCGATAAAGCCATCACCCGGCTGAATGACGAAGCCAGGGCAACCGGAAAGCGCGATGCCGCGCTGCGTGAGCTTCAGGGCAAGGCCAGCGCCGGTGCCCTTAACCGTGAACTGCAATTACAGAGGGAAACCGATGCTAATCCGACTTTGCGTGACTGGTCTGCTGCTGCCCTGCCTGCTGATGTTATCCGGCTGCACAGCCGTCCGGCCTTCAGTAACGCCCGAGATTATCTGGACTGGCTGTCCGCGCGTAACAAGCTGCCCGCTACCGGGCAACAGCCTGCAATCACAGGGCGATCTGGCGGCGGATAACCGCCAGTTAGAGGCTGCGCTCGCGTCGTGCGGGTTGCAGGTTGAAATCATTAAAGATTGTCAGGAGCAGCACGATGCTGAAACCGCAACAGATACGACAGATGCTGGCAGACAGCGTGCCGCTGCTAAAACGAAATCCTGACAGCCTGAATATGTTTATCGACAGCGGGCGCATTGCCTCCACGCTCGCCAGCTCGCTGTCGTTTGAGTATCAGTATCAGCTCAATCTTGTTGTGACCGATTACGGTGACAGCCCCGATCTGCTGATTGTTCCGCTGCTGGCCTGGCTGCGTGAAAACCAGCCCGACATTATGGCAACAGAAGAAAAGCGGCGCACCGGCTTCACCTTCAAAGCCGACGTTATCAGCGACACGCTGTGTGATATCAGCATTGATTTGCAGCTGACTGAGCGCGTGATCGTGAAGCAGGAAGGCGGCGCGCTGCACGTTACCCATATCGGCGAGAACCCGTTGCCGGATAACGACGCGCGCCCAACGCAGCTTTACGCGGGCGGTGAGCTTGTCAGCGGGCTACGGCTGTGAGCGGGCTGGAGGCATTCGACGAGCAGCTGGGGGTGCTGATTGGCAACCTGTCGCCGGCTGCGCGAAAAGAGATGGCCCGCTCAATTGCGAAACGGCTGCGCGCCGGTCAGCAGCAAAACATCAAGCGCCAGCAGGAGCCGGACGGCACGCCGTTTAAACCGCGCAAGGCACCGGTCCGCAAAAAGAAAGGCCGGGTTAAACGCGAGATGTTCGCAAAGCTTCGCACGGCAAAATACCTGAAGGCGAAAGGCACCGCTGACGATGCCGTGGTGGAATTTACCGGCAACGTGCAGCGTATGGCCCGCGTACATCATTACGGCCTGCGTGACCGGCCAGCCCGTGGCGGGAAAGAGGTGCATTACGAGGCGAGACCGCTTTTAGGGTTGGCTGATAGCGAACGTAATATGATTGAACAATTAATCATTGATGCATTACATTAGGATGTCGATTAATTGTAAGGGGGTTGCATGGATTTTATCTCTAACTTTACTTCTGCGTTTCTATTTACTGTTGCAATTTTATCAATCCCCAGTGGCTTATCTTATTTAATAATAATAATATGGATGAAGCATTTAACAAGGGATGATGCGGTAATAAAGGAAATGCATGGGAGAACTGAATTTGTAAGGTACATTTTCACTATCGACACAAATAAAGGGCTATCTTCGCAGGGGCTTTTTTGGATGTCAATTCTTGTTCCATTTGTATATTTTTTTGTGGTAGGGATGTTAGGGTGGAAAGATTATAAATTGAGATTAGATGCGGAAGGCTTTAAAACATTTATATCTATAAGTGCGTTACCAATAGGAATCCTATCATTAGCAGTGCCTTTATCTGCAATAGTAGCCCGTTTCCATACCAGTAAGCAGACAGCAAGACAGATCGAAATAGTTAGTCAAAAAAATAACGTTGATCTCTTTCATGCGCATAGAAGAGAGTTTTTTTCGTATTTTTCTCAAGTGGGTGAAACAAAATATTCAGATAGGCTTACTGGAAAAAATTACATTCACCCCCGATTGCATAAGATATTATTCAAAGGGAAACCTGAGCATGGCTCGCCAAAACCTAACGAGGCTGTATTCAAGGAAATAAGTAGGGACATCCATTCACTAAAGTCTTTGCTGGATGATGTTTTAAAAAACAAAAATAAAGAAAGAAGTTTTGATTCCTACCTTGCTAACTTTTGCCCTCAGCTATATGGGCTGACGCTAAGGCTGGGGTTAATTGAGATATATGACTCTTTAAAAGAATTCTCTCTTGAAAGTCTCGGTCCAAAGAATGAGAAAAAATATCTAACTGTAGGAGGTAATGCTGATGATGCAGTACATTCTTTAAGATATATTGATAATTTTTTCAGTAATTTATGTGACTTTGCGGGTTTAGATATCAAAAAACAAGATTGTGATATTGAATTCTCTTACTTCATGAGCAACAACCAATATAAACACCTAAAGCCAGATGTTGTAAAAGAAATAATAACGAGCATGAACCGCGATATAAACCTAGCACGTGAGACCAACACTCCCGTAATCATAAACTGATCCTCCTGTTTGCTCTTTGTTGAGTAAACATTCAAAAATTGAGAATGCTGCTCTTAGTCGGCATTCTCATCTCATGAACGAACAACTCCCCGAAATCCTGCGCCTGCTGCGCAATCTGATCCGTATAGGCACCGTCTCCGCCATCAATCTGGACGACGGGCTGTGCCGCGTGGATACCGGCAGTAATACAACGAACTGGCTGCACTGGCTGACCGCCCGTGCCGGGCGCACCCGTTCATGGAATGCGCCTTCTGTGGGTGAACAGGTGCTTGTCCTGTGCCTGGGTGGCGAGCTGGATACCGGCTTTGTTTTACCCGGCGTATTCTCTGACGAAAACCCCGCCCCGTCTGCATCAGCTGATGCCCTGCATTGGTCATTTCCCGACGGCGCTGTGATCGAGTATGAACCGGAAACCAGCGCACTGAAGGCGACCGGTATTAAGACCGCGACCATTCAGGCGGCGGTAAAAATCCTGTTGGATACGCCAGAGGTTGAATGTACCGCGCTGCTGAAAACCGCCACGCTGGAAGTGACCGAAGGCGGCACGATGGCGGGCGACATTAAGCACAGCGGCGGCGGCTTCAACTCTAACGGCGTAATCGTTCATTCCCATAAACACGACGGCGTGAAGTCCGGCACCGATCTGACAGGAGGGCCGAAGGCATGACCGTGAAATATATCGGCATGAACCGGGATACCGGCGAGGCCATTACCGATATTGAGCATATTCGCCAGTCGGTGCGCGACATTCTCCTGACGCCGGTCGGCACCAGGGTAATGCGTCGCAGCTATGGCTCGCTGCTGTCGGCGCTAATTGACCAGCCTCAAAACGAGGCGCTGCGCCTGCAAATTATGTCGGCCTGCTATATGGCGATCCTGCAATGGGAACCCCGCATAAAACTGACCGGCATCAGTTACGAATCCGCGTTTGACGGCGGCATGGTGGTTGAAATCACCGGCACCCGCAGTGATAACGCGCAGGATTTTTCACTAACCATTCCCGTGAGCTGATATGGCAACTATTGACCTGAGCCAGCTACCCGCCCCCGATGTGGTGGAGGCACTGGACTACGAAACCCTGCTGGCCGAACGCAAAGCCACGCTGATATCGCTTTACCCGGCTGAGCAACAGGATGCCGTCGCCCGCATGCTGGCGCTGGAATCTGATCCGGTGGTTAAGCTTCTGCAGGAAAACGCTTACCGCGAGGTGATCCTGCGCCAGCGCGTCAACGAGGCGGCTAAGGCCGTCATGGTGGCTTATTCACTGGCAGATGATTTAGACCAGCTCGGGGCAAACAACGGCGTAACCCGCCTGACCCTGACGGCGGCGGATGAAACGACCTTACCGCCGACCGACGCCGTAATGGAAAGCGACGATGATTACCGCGTGCGCATCGCTGCCGCCTTTGAAGGGCTAAGCGTGGCCGGGCCTTCAGGGGCTTACGAGTATCACGCAAAAAGTGCCGACGGGCGCGTGGCCGATGCGTCGGCGATCAGCCCTTCCCCGGCCTGTGTCACCATTACCGTGCTGGCGCGTGAGGGCAACGGGCAGGCGGCTGCTGACCTGCTGGCCGTGGTGGACGCGGCGCTGAATGATGAGGACGTGCGCCCTGTTTCCGACCGGGTGACGGTGCAGTCAGCTGAAATCATCGAATACAGTATTGACGCCACGCTTTACCTGTATCCGGGACCCGAGGCTGAACCCATCCGCGCCGCATCAGAGGCAAAGCTTGCCGCCTTTATCACTGCGCAGGCCAGACTTGGCCGGGACATCCGCAAATCAGCCTTATATGCCGCCCTGCACGTTGAAGGGGTGCAGAGGGTTGAGCTGGCCGCGCCTGTCGCCGATGTGGTACTGGACAAGACGCAGGCCGCTTACTGCACCGGCTACAGCATTACGATAGGGGGATCGGATGAGTGATCGCCTGCTGCCGGTCGGTTCTTCTGCGCTGGAGGTTGCAGCTGCGGAGGCGTGCGCAAAGATTGACGAAATCCCGGTTCCACTGCGCAGGCTGTGGAACGCGAAAACCTGCCCGCTTGCGCTGCTGCCCTATCTGGCGTGGGCGTGGTCGGTAGACCGCTGGGACCAGGGCTGGTCCGAATCCACCAAGCGCAGCGTTGTTGCCGCATCGGAATATGTCCACCGCCACAAAGGCACCATCGGCTCGCTGCGTCGTGTGGTTGAGCCGCTGGGCTACCTCATCCGCATTGTTGAGTGGTGGCAGACAAACGATGAGCCAGGCACATTCCGTCTTGATGTGGGCGTGCTGGATACCGGCATTACCGAAGAAATGTATAACGAGCTTGAGCGCCTTATTGCGGATGCCAGGCCATGCAGTCGCCACCTCATCGGGCTGTCAATCAACCTTGATACCAGCGGCGTGCTGCCTGTTGCCGCCGCCTGCTACAGCGGCGACGAGCTGACCATTTACCCCTACATTGCAGAAACTATCACCGTCAGCGGTCCGGGTTACACCGGCGCGGCGGTTCACATTATTGATAACCTGAGAGTGAACGCATGACAGTAAAATATTATGCGCTGCTGACCAATCTCGGCGCAGCGAAGCTGGCAAATGCTGCCGCCCTCGGCACCAAATTGCAGATTACGCAGATGGCGGTCGGGGATGGTGGCGGCACGCTGCCAACGCCTAACGCCAGCCAGACAGCACTTATTGGTGAAAAGCGACGGGCACCGTTAAATCAGCTCAGTATTGACGCTGCTAACAGCAGCCAGATTATTGCCGAACAGATTATTCCGGAAAGCGACGGTGGTTTCTGGATCCGGGAAATTGGCCTTTATGATGCAGACGGCACGCTGATTGCCGTGGCTAACTGCGCGGAAACCTATAAGCCGCAGCTGCAAGAAGGCAGTGGGCGAACGCAGACGGTGCGACTCATCCTGATCGTAAACAGCACGGATGCCGTCACGCTGAAGATTGACCCCTCCGTTGTGCTGGCAACGCGGCAGTATGTCGACAACGCTGTGATTGAGGTTAAGGCTTACGCTGACAAGGCGCTGGCTGCGCACGTTGCGGCCGCCAATCCGCACAAGCAGTACCTCCAAACGGCCAGCGCGCTGTCAGAAATAAAAGATGCGGGGCTGGTTGCCGATGCGCTGAAAAATCTTGGTCTGGGCAATGGCTCTGCGTTACCCATCGGGGTACCCGTTCCGTGGCCTCTGGCCGCAGCGCCAGACGGCTGGCTGAAATGCAATGGCGCTGCATTCAGCGCCGCAAGTTATCCGGTACTGGCAAAAGCATACCCGGCCCTGAAGCTACCTGATTTGCGCGGTGAGTTTATTCGTGGCTGGGATGACGGACGCGGGGTCGATGGTTCACGGATTTTAATCTCGGCTCAGTCTCCAACGGCAATCCGCACAGCGTCGCTGGATTATTATGGCGCTGACGCAACGACGACCAACGGCACAATTGGAACCGCATTCAGTCAGGCAGATAGCGTAACAAGTTCGCAGCCTGCCGATGCTAAATCTCCGGCAAACGGCGCTCTGGGGGCAATTCTTAATGACAACAGTATGTATGCTGAACAAAAGCAGGGTGGAGTTATCACCAGCAGTCAGTGGATTTCTGTTCGCCCACGTAACGTGGCATTTAACTATATTGTGAGGGCCGCGTAATGGCGAAGTTAACGTTTGATAAAGATGGCCTGGCTAAAGTGTCTGGCACGCTGACGGTGTATAGCTATGATGCAAAAACTGGAGAATATAGCGGTACCACTGAAGAGTATTTAGCACCGGGCGTCGGTATACCGGCCAATGCATGCACCGTTGCCCCGCCAGAAGCTGATCAAGGGAAAGTCGCGGTCTTTAATGACGGCAGCTGGCTGTTGGTCGCGGATCACCGCGGCGAAAAGATTTATTCGACGAAAGACGGCCAGCCCGCTGTCGTTACTGAAACAGGTGACTACCCTGAAAACACAACCGTCTTAGCGCCACTCACCGTGTTTGATGTGTGGGACGGTAACGGATGGGTGACCGACGCGGCCGCTCAGTCCGCCGCGCAGGTGCGGGAAGCTGAAACCAAAAAGGCCAGCCTGATTGCCGTAGCCAACGAGACGACTCAGGCATGGCAGGCGCAGCTGATGCTCGGCATCATTACCGATGCGGATAAAGCCGCGCTAACTGAATGGATGAAATACATACAGAAGGTGCAAAGCACCGCCACGGCATCCGCCCCGGATATCACCTGGCCGCAGCAGCCAGAATAAAGTCCATTCATCCCCGTTCGCGGGGATTGTTTTAGCTTTCGTCCTGCCAGCGACCAGCAAACCCTAACCGCATGCGTCCGCCCGCGTCACTTGTCATCCTGAGCGCACCCAATTTACGGAGTGCATCAGATGTCTGATTATCATCACGGTGTCCGGGTCGTCGAAATCAACGACGGCACGCGCACCATTTCCACCGTCTCCACCGCCATCGTCGGGCTGGTCTGTACCGCCGGGGATGCGGATGCGACCGCGTTCCCGTTAAACACGCCAGTACTGTTAACTAACGTACTGTCTGCCATCGGCAAGGCCGGTAAGAAAGGCACGCTGGCAGCATCTTTGCAGGCGATTGCTGACCAGGCTAAACCCGTCACCGTCGTGGTGCGCGTAGCTGAAGGGGCGACCGATGCGGAGACTATCTCCAATGTCATCGGCACCACTGACGAAAACGGCCAGTACACCGGCATGAAGGCGTTGCTGAGTGCGCAGACCCAACTCGACGTTAAGCCGCGCATTCTCGGCGTGCCGGGCCTCGACTCGCTGGAGGTGGCGACCGCACTTGCCAGTATTGCGCAGCAGCTGCGCGCCTTCGCCTACGTCTCCGCGTGGGGCTGTAAAACCATTTCGGACGCCATGAAGTATCGCGAGAACTTCAGCCAGCGCGAGCTGATGGTTATCTGGCCGGACTTTATCGCATGGAACACCACCGCCAACGCCTCAGAAACCGCCTACGCCACCGCGCGTGCGCTGGGCCTGCGCGCCAAAATCGACAACGACACTGGCTGGCATAAAACCCTGTCGAACGTTGGCGTTAACGGCGTGACCGGCATTTCTGCCGGGGTGTTCTGGGATTTGCAGCAGACCGGCACCGATGCCGACCTGCTGAATCAGGCGTGTGTGACCACGCTTATCCGTAAGGATGGTTTCCGTTTCTGGGGAAACCGTACCTGTAGCGACGATCCGCTTTTTGCGTTTGAGAACTACACCCGCACCGCGCAGGTGCTGGCCGACACGATGGCAGAGGCGCACATGTGGGCCGTTGACAAGCCGCTAACGCCGGTACTGGTGCGCGAGATTATCGCGGGCATTAACGCCAAATTCCGCGAGCTGGTTAACGCCGGTTATCTGCTGGGCGCGTCCTGCTGGTATGACGAAGCCGCCAACGATAAAGACACCCTGAAGGCGGGCAAGCTCTTTATTGATTATGACTACACGCCGGTGCCGCCGCTGGAAGACCTGACGCTGCGCCAGCGCATCACTGACACCTATCTGGCGAACTTCGCCGCGTCCGTTAACAGCTGAGGACTGAACAATGGCATTGCCAAGAAAACTCAAGGGGATGAACCTCTTTAACGATTCCAACAGCTATCAGGGCGTTGTCACCAGCGTTACGCTGCCCAAACTCTCACGCAAGCTGGATCCGTTCCGTGGCGGTGGCATGAGTGGCGCGGCGCATATTGATATGGGCCTCGACGACGACGCGCTGGATATGGAATGGAGCATTGGCGGGATTGATGAGCTGGTGCTGTCGCAGTGGGGCGCGGGCTCCGTACCGCTGCGCTTTACCGGCTCTTACCAGCGCGACGACACCGGCGAGGAAATCGCGGTAGAAATTGAGGTGCGCGGTAAGCACCAGGCGTTTGATTTTGGCGAGGCCAAGCAGGGCGAGGACACCGAAACCAAAATCACCACCAAATCCACCTATTACAAACTGACCTTTAACGGCAAGGAGCTGATTGAAATCGACACCCTCAACATGGTTGAGAAGGTCAACGGCACCGACCGTCTGGAGCAGCGCCGTAAAAATATCGGCCTCGTTTAACCCTTATGCCAGCGCCCCGTCGCTGGCCCTATCCCCCCTGAACTGAGCAGAGAGAAAAGATGGAACTGAAAGAAAACGTCGTTACCCTGGAAACTCCGGTTATGCGTGGCGAGCTGGAAATCAAAACCCTTGAGGTGATTAAGCCTAATTCCGGCGCGCTGCGCGGCACCCGCCTTGCCGATCTGGCTGGCTCGGACGTGGATGCGCTGATCACCGTGCTGCCGCGCATCACGCTGCCTGCACTGACGAAGGCCGAGTGTATGAACCTCGATCCTGCCGACCTGATTTCACTGGCAGGCAAGGTGATTGGTTTTTTGTCGCCGAAATCGGACGAGTAAGCTGGCCCGGCGGTATGACCGTTAACGACCTGATGGCCGATATCGCCACCGTTTTTCACTGGCCTCCCTCTGAAATGTACGCCATGCAGCTGGACGAGCTGCTTGACTGGCGGCACAAGGCGATGATCCGCAGCGGAGTAAAACCCGATGAGTAACAACCTGAAACTACAGGTGCTGCTTAAGGCGGTAGACCAGGCGACGCGCCCGTTTAAAGCCATTCAGAACCAGACACGAAAGCTTTCCGGCGATATCCGCGAAACGCGCGACAGCATCAAGGCGCTCGACGCGCAGGCGGCGAAGATTGACGGCTTTCGCAAGACAAGCGGCCAGCTGGCGGTCACGCAGCAAAAGCTCAAAGACGCCAAAGCTGAAGCGGCCGCACTGGCCGTGCAGTTTCGCACCACGGAAAAGCCCACCACGGCGCAGTCCCGCGCGCTGGAAAAAGCCCGTCAGGCCGCTGGCGAGCTACAAACCAAAAGCAACAGCCTGCGCCTGTCGGTACAGCAGCAGCGTGAGGCGCTGAACGCTGCCGGGATTTCCACCAAAAAACTGAGCAGTGAACAGCAGCGGCTGAAGAGTGCCGCCGGGCAGGCAACGGTCAGCCTGAGCCGCCAGAAGCAGGAACTACAGCGCCTTGCCCAACAGCAGGAGCGGCTGAACCATATCAGCGATCGCTACCGTAAAGGCCAGGAATTGTCCGGCAGGATGCGCAATGCCGGTGCTGCCGGTGTGGGCGCGGCAACCGTCGGCGCGATTGCCGCGACGTCGGTACTGCGCCCCGGATACGAATTTGCCCAGGCTAACTCCACGCTTCAGGCGACGCTCGGTCTGGATAAAAATTCCGATGATTTCAAATCGCTTAAAACGCAGGCGCGCAGCATTGGCGATAACACTGCGGCCTCCGCGAACGATGCCGCGCTTGCGCAGATCATCATCGCCAAGTCGGGCGGGTCGGTTGACGATATCAAGGCCGCAACGCCGGTCACGCTGAATATGTCGCTGGCCAATAACCGCACGATGGAGGAAAGCGCCAAACTCCTGATGAGCACGAAGAACGCTTTCGGACTGGCTAACGGACAGGTGGCGCACCTTGGCGACGTGATATCCGCAACGCTAAACAAGACCGCCGCCGATTTTGACGGGCTTAATGATGCGCTGACCTATATCGCGCCGGTCGCCAAAAACGCGGGCGTGAGCGTTGAGCAGACCACGGCCATGATTGGTGCGCTGGCAAAGGCGGGCACAACCGGCAGTATGGCCGGTACGGGCGTGCGCGCCATGCTGTTGCGCGTGCAGGCACCGACCGGGCAGGCATTCAAGGCAATCAAAGAGCTGGGCGTAAAGACCGCCGACAGCAAAGGCAACATGCGGCCGTTCTTCACCATTCTGAAGGAGATGCAGAAATCCTTTGAGAAAAACAAGCTGGGTACGGCGCAGCAGGCGGAGTACCTGAAAACCATCTTCGGGGAAGAAGCCGCATCCTCTGCGGTTACGCTGATGCAGAGTGCAGCCAGCGGATTACTGGACGACCTGACTAAAACGTTTCAGGGATCTGACGGCAGCACGGAAAAACTGGTCAAGGTGCAGCAGGACAACCTCGGCGGCGACTTTAAGGAATTACAGTCGGCGCAGGAGGCTATCGGCACCGACCTTTACGATCAGCTTGATGACAGCCTCAGAAAGCTGACGCAGGACAGCACGAAGTTTTTGCTGACCGTGGATAGCTGGATACAGAAAAATCCGGCCCTGTCTTCGGGTATTGCCAAAGCCGCGACGGCGGGCCTGATTTTTGTGGGCGCGCTCGGTGCGCTCGGGCTGGTCGCGTGGCCGGTGATGGCCGGTGTGAACGCGCTTATCGCGGGCGCGGGGTTGCTCGGCACCGCATTCAGCGTGGCGGGCGGTGCCATTACTGCCGCACTGGGCGCGCTTACGTTGCCGGTGGTGCTTGTGGTTGCCGCAGTCGTCGCCGGCGCGCTGCTTATCCGTAAATACTGGGAGCCAATCAAGGCGTTTATTTCCGGCGTCGCTGAAGGCTTTACCGCAGCAGCAGGCCCGATAAGCGACGCCTTTATCTCGCTGCAACCCGCCTTTAACTGGCTGGGTGACAAGGTTAAAGACCTGTGGAGCTGGTTTACAAAGCTGCTGGATCCGGTGAAGTCCACGCAGACAGAGCTTAAAAACGCCGGGGATATGGGCAAGACGTTTGGCAAAAATCTTGCCGATGCGCTGAAAATCCCCGGTCAGGCGCTCGACCAGCTGATGAGCGGGATTAGCTGGGTACTGGATAAGCTCGGCGTTATCGACAGTAAATCTGACGGGCTGAAGGACAAGGTTCCCGACCACGACCCGGTCGCGCCGAACGGCCTGCCGTGGATACTGGCCGACAACGGTCCGGACTATAAGCCGGTGTCGTCACCGGCGGCAGGGGGCGGATATAACGATCTGAGTCAGAACAGCTACCAGTACGAAATTAACATGCATCCGGGTATGACCAAAGACGACGCGCTGGCGCTGATGGCGCAGCATCAGGAGCGTAACGACCGTAACCGGCAGGCACAGCAACGCAGCAAAATGGGGTGGGAATAATATGATGATGATTTACGGCATGATGCCGTTTATGCGCCAGACGCTGCCTTATTCCGAGTTGCAGCAAAGCGTTGATTACCGCTGGCCGACTAACAGCCGCGTCGGGCAAAGGGCGTCGGCGCAGTTCATTGGCGTGGGTGATGAGAAAATAACCCTGACCGGCGAGCTGCGCCCGGAGGTGACAGGCGGCGCTATCTCCCTGCTGACGCTCAAGGTGATGGCTGATGAGGGGCGCGCATGGCCGCTGATTGGCGGCAACGGCACGATTTACGGCATGTACGTGGCGGAAAGCTTTTCGGCAAGTCACAGCGAGTTTCTGAGCAATGGCAGCGCGCAAAAAATAACGTTCACGCTGGGGCTGAAGCGCGTGGATGAATCGCTGACCTCAATGTTTGGCGACCTGAAAAAGCAGGCCGACGGGCTTGTAAGCGGCGTTAACAACCTGCCCGGCCAGATTACGTCCGCCATTAATAACGCAAAATCTGCCGCGAGTGGCATTATCTCAACCGTGGGCGGGCTGCTGTGATGGCCGTTACCGGTTTACCCGTGCAGGCCGGGGCGCAGATGCAGCCTGAGTTTTTGCTGACTGTTAACGCAAAGGATATTACCGCCAATATTCGCGACCGGCTTATCTCCCTCACGCTGACCGATAACCGCGGCTTTGATGCCGATCAGCTCGACCTTGAGCTGGACGATGCCGACGGGCAACTGGCAATGCCGGTGCGCGGGGCGGTGATAAAGCTGTATCTGGGCTGGAAAGGCCAGGCACTTATCGGCAAGGGAGAATTCACCGTTGATGAGGTTGAGCATCACGGCGCGCCTGACACGATGGTTATACGGGCGCGCAGCGTGGATTTTCGCGGTTCGCTGAATTCCCGCCGGGAGGTTTCCTATCACGACACCACCCTGGGCAAAGTGGTAACGCAGATTGCGGAGCGTAACAGCCTGAAACCCATGCTGGCGGATGGCTTTGCGGCGCTGCCGGTCGCCCATATTGACCAGACGCAGGAAACTGACACGAAGTTTTTGACGCGGCTTGCCTCGCTGTATGGCGCAGTGGCCGCTATCAAGGCCGGGCGGCTGCTGTTTCTGCGCCCCGGCAGCGGCGTGACGGCGAGCGGTAAGCCCATTCCGCAACTGACGATCACGCGTCAGGACGGCGACCGGCACACCTTCAGCATTGCCGACCGGGGTGCATACACCGGCGTAACGGCCAGCTGGCTGCATACCAAAGATCCAAAGCCGAAAAAGGTAAAGGTAAAGCGCGTACCGAAGGAAAAACACCTTCGCGCCCTGGAGCATCCGGCGGCGAAAAAGAAAAAGGCCGCTGCAAAAACACCGGAAGCCCCGGAGGGGGATTATCTGGCCGGCACCGAAGATAATGTGTTTGCGCTGACCACGGTTTACGCCACCAAAGCCACCGCCATGCGGGCCGCAAAGGCCAAGTGGGACAAGCTTCAGCGAGGTGTTGCCGAGTTTTCTCTAACATTGGCGATGGGCCGTGCTGACCTGTTCCCGGAAACGCCGGTAAGGGTCAGTGGATTTAAGGCGGTGATCGACGCGCAGCCCTGGCTAATCAGTAAGGTGACGCACAGTCTTAACGGCAGCGGCTACACGACGGCGCTGGAGTTTGAGGTGCTGTTATCCAATATTGAGTATGACGCAGAGGAGGGGTAGGACTTTTAATTCACATTAAGTGAATTTTGTTGCTCTTTTTGTGAACTTAATGTATTAACTCTTTGTGTCTTCAGGGGAGAAAAACGAGAAATGATGCATTGCCCGATCTGCCAGACAGCTGCTCATGCCAAAAGCAGCCGCTATATTTCAAAAGAGACTAAAGAGCGTTACCACCAGTGCCAGAATATCAATTGCAGTTGCTCGTTCAAAACGCATGAGACTCTGGCAATGATTATTGTCACTCCTGGTCAGGTTAATCGAGTGCCGGTATATACTGGGCATGATAGCCAGCCATCACTGCTTCACTGAAAATTATTTGTGAAAGAAAAACCCCGTTATGACGGGGTTTTTTATTGGGAGCTAATCACCGCTAGTATAGGTATGGGTATTGCCTAGCATCACAGCCTTAGCGGGTTTTTCCATCAGAGTACCCATTTCTTTGCAAACACTCAGAGGGTTTTCAAATGAGTAGCCAAGAGCTTTAAATTTATTGATGACATTGATTTGTTTGATTTCTTTTAGGTAGTCAGCAGATGCGTCTTTTGTCCAAATCGGAAAGCAAATGCCATTAGAAATTACGGCGTTATAAGTTTCGGAGTTGATATTAGCGCTGGGCAAAACAATTGTAATTTGATCTCCTTTCAAAGTTATCTCTGTGGGCTGCCAAGGAGAAAGTTTCTTTTTAAGAGCGGCCATATCATGTCCCTGCGCCGCGACGGTAGAGGAAAACACCAAGGCCGTGCCGAGCAAAGCAATATTCAAAAGTTTCAT